AAGCGTCATGGTGGTAAATGCGCAGCGCAGGCAGCCTGGTGCAATTGCATTCACAGAAACATCATCCATGGCGGTCAATGCAAGACTAAAATGGGAAGCAGAAAGTGACACGGCAGAATCTTGGGGTGCGATCTCTGATAATTCAGAAACTTGGACCCCGATCTCTGACCAGTCAGAAACATGGACTGCAATTAGTGATTCAAGTGAAACTTGGACTCCAATTGCTGATAATAGTGAATCTTGGCAAATTGCCGCATGAGGTGAAAAATGGCTGATACAACCACCACGAATCTATTGCTGACCAAACCCGAAGTCGGTGCATCCACCGACAGTTGGGGAACGAAGATCAATTCGGACCTAGACAGTATTGACGCATTGTTTGATGCAGGCCCAGTGCTAAAGGTTACAAAAGGTGGCACGGGTGGCGCTACGGCATCAGCAGCCAGGACAGCACTTGGCGTGGCCATTGGCACTGATGTGCTGGCCTATGACTCCAACTTGCAGAGCTTTGTCACAGCATTCACATTGCCCACAGCTGACAGCACGGCCAATTTTGTTTTGAAGACAAACGGCTCTGGCACTTTAGGTTTTGCAGCTCCAGCTGCTGGTGATGCTGTGCTTTCAGCAGATCAAACCTTTACAGGCACAAACACCTTTTCTGGCTCTAGCAGTAAAACAGCCATTGTGCTAAACGATGCAGCAGAGGTGGCTACAGTATCAGCAACTGCGGCTACTGGCACGATTGCTTATGACATTACCACTCAGTCTGTTTTGTACTACACAAGCAACGCAAGTGCTAACTGGACAGTTAACTTCAGAGGCTCAAGCGGTACTTCATTGAATACTTTGATGAGTACAGGTCAATCAATGACTGTGGCTTTCTTGGTGACTCAAGGCTCTACTGCTTACTACAACTCTGCTGTGCAAGTTGATGGCACTACTTCTGGAGTTACAACAAGGTGGCTAGGTGGTGCGCCTACTGCGGGTAATGCTAGTGGCATTGATTCTTATCGTTATTTGATTATCAAGACAGGTAGTGCTACTTTTACAGTCTTGGCAAGCAACACACAATTTAAGGCTTAAACCATGCCATTACAAGCAACTTCTGGTGCGGCTAGTTACGATGCCTTTGGTGGTGGTGTTCCTGTTGTGCCTAACTACATTGAGGATGTGTTTAGCACATACCTTTACACAGGTACAGGCTCTGCACAAACTATTACCAATGGTGTTGATTTGTCTACTAAGGGTGGATTAGTTTGGGTAAAGAATCGTTCATCAGCAGTTCAACACTTTCTATTTGACACAAGTAGGGGTATGGGTTTTGCTAGTCAATCACCTTTTCTTAGCACAAACTTAACAGATGCACAAACAGACGCGGGCACAAATTACATTCGTGCTGACACAACAGGCTTTTCTTATGGGTCTGGTGCATCTGGGTCAGGTGTTAATGCCGCACCAAACAACTACGCCTCATGGACATTCCGCAAGCAACCAAAGTTCTTTGATGTTGTGACTTATACGGGGTCGGCATCTGCTCAAAACATTGCTCACAATTTAGGTTCAACACCCGCTTGCATTATCGTTAAAAAAACAAACGATACGTCTATTTGGCCTGTTTATCACGCCTCGCTAGGCGGTGCTGACAAATTCCTACTTCTAAATGCCACAGACGCAGTTGATTCAGCCGCAAGCCTTTGGAATAACACAGCACCAACAAGCACTCAATTTACTGTTGGTACAAGCGGAAGCACCAACGGTTCAGGAAACACTTTTGTAGCCTACCTATTTGCCCACAACGCAGGAGGCTTTGGCCTAACTGGTACAGACAATGTGATTTCGTGTGGCACTTTTACGCCATCAAGTGGTGAAGCAACTGTCAACCTCGGATATGAACCACAATGGATTCTTTGGAAAAACGCAGATGGTGCTTATGGTTGGTTTTTGCTAGACAATATGCGAGGGATTGCAACTGGCGGTGATGACCAAAGATTGGTTGCAAACAGCTCAAATGCAGAAGGCGCTGCCGAGGTTTGTTCATTAACCTCAACTGGGTTCAAAGCGATTGGACAAGTTAGCGGACACAATTACGTTTACATAGCCATTCGCAAAGGCCCGATGAAAGTGCCTACGAGTGGGACTAGTGTGTTTACACCAACTTTAGCAACTGGTGGTGGTTCTGCAATTGACCCAACATATCCGTCTGGTTTTCCAGTAGATGCAATTATTCGTTCTTATAAACCTGGGGGTTATTCGTTTTTCCCAATGGCAATGGACAGACTTAGAGGGGCTTCACCTTATTTAGTGACATCATCAACAGCAGCAGAAGTAGCAGATACTGGGTGGCGTTTTGATAGCATGACTGGTTTTTATGAACCTGGTGGAGGACCTAACAGCAATGTTATTGGTTGGATGTTCAGACGTGCCCCTAGCTTTTTTGATGAGGTTTGCTATACAGGGACAAACCCAACAGCGCAAAACCTTAATCACAATTTAGGCGTTGTCCCTGAGTTAATGATTGTTAAAAAACGAGGTGGCACTCAAGATTGGGCGGTTTATGCAACAAGCCTTGGTACGGACAAACTTATCTCGTTAAATACTGATGGCACTCCATCTACAAGCGTAAATTACTGGAACGACACAGCGCCAACAGCTTCAGTATTTAGCGTTGGAAATAGTGGTTTTACAAATTTAAACGCCACAACTTATGTCGCCTACCTATTTGCCACTTGCCCCGGCGTGTCTAAGGTTGGCTCATATACAGGAACAGGAACGACACTTCAAGTTAACTGTGGCTTCACAGCAGGTGCTAGGTTTGTCCTAATTAAACGTACTGACTCAACTGGTGATTGGTATGTATGGGATACAGCACGAGGAATAGTAAGTGGTAATGACAGCTATCTTTTGTTAAACTCTACTGCGGCAGAGGTTACAAACACAGATTACATTGACACCTATTCTGCTGGTTTTGAAATCAGTAGTACAGCCCCTGCTGCAATCAATGCTTCAGGCGGTTCTTTCATCTTTTTTGCGGTGGCCTGATATGACTAAAGATAAATTCAGAAAATGCTACACGCAAAGCAAGACTGATGCTAAGTGTCGAGGTATTGACTTTCTGTTTACTTTTGAGGAATGGAAAGATTGGTGGATTTCTACTGGAAAGTGGGATAAGCGTGGCAGAACTTCTGGATGCTATCAAATGTGCAGAACTAATGATGTTGGCCCATATTCTTTAGGCAATGTTTACTGCGACACCATTGAAGCAAACAGTGGGCTTCCTCATGCTGGTGTTACTAGACCCTTAGAGTGGTCAGCAAAGATAGCAAATTCTTTAAAAGGAAAAGCTAAGTCAGCTTCTCACGCTAAGTCTTTGGCATTTTCAATGCTTGGCAAACAGTACAAAACACCTGCTGGTGTATTTCAGACTTCAGCAGAATGTGAACAAGCAACTGGTGTTAAACGAGCAACTGTCATGTGGCGTTGCAAGAATAATTACCAAGGTCATTGGTCTTACGCATAAGGAACATCATGCAAATTAGAATTCGTGAAACAGGCGCAGTCATGTACGAAGCAGAATTTCGTGCATATCAAAAAGCCAATGGTGGCCCATCATGGGAAACAACAACAACTGAAGTCTTAACGGCTTTGGGTGCTGATGTAGTCTTTGAAGGCCCACAAGCAACAGGTGGGACTGTTTATCAATACTCTCAAGCCTCTGGTGTTGAGCAGATTGATGGTAAGTGGTACACAAAACACATCCTTGGACCAGTGTTTACCGATACAGCTGCCACTGAGACAGAGCCAGCCAAGACTGCTGCCGAGAATGAGGCTGCATATAAAGCCACTAAAGATGCAGAGCAGGCCAAATCTGTGCGCACCACACGCGACACTAAGCTGGCCGAATGCGACTGGCGCGTCATCAAGGCTGCTGAGACTGCAACAACATTGGATGCAGCCTGGGCAACTTATCGCCAGGCGCTGCGTGATGTAACTGCCCAGTCTGGATTCCCTTGGACCATCACATGGCCAGATGCGCCTTAATGAATCATGGATGCCGATGTTGACAAAAGGCTTGCCGTGCATGAA